CTTTTGCTTTTTCTCTTTTCTTTGCAGCTTCAGGATCTTTTTTATCTCTTTCAGCCTGCTTAGCCGCATTATTTCTTGCGATCGCAGCATAGTGTGCTGGATCTTCTTTTAGGACCTCGACATTGGCCCTATGTATATTGAATGGATTGTTTAACATTATTATCTCCTCTACATCCACATGTGGGCCACATAGGCTCCTACTGCTGCAACCATTGCAGCGTATACCACTTTATTTATAAGACTTACAGTTCGAGCGTTATCATCAACCGCTTTCTGTATGTCATCCAATTTGACAGAGAGTTTATTCATACGATCTCTCATATTATCATGATCGTCTTGTAATGCTATTATTTTCTCCTCTGCTCTTGCTAAAGATATCATAGCATCTGCAAGCTTATCTATTTTGTGTTCGATACGATCTAGTCTCGTTTCATTCGTTTCTATTACCACTATCGTTTTCCCTGTCCTCTATAACGTTTTAAATTTCTTCTCTTATGTTTGTTCATAGTGGAAGTTGTAGGCTTACGACCAATAGATGTACCATGCTTAATAGTTTCATGTTCTAAGACAGCCTTAAACGTTTTTGCCATTATTCACTCTTCCAGATTGTCCATATACCATAAGCGATCGCGAGTCCTGCAGCAATCTTGGCTAATGGCGCTAGAAATAATATCATAAGACCTAGAGCTATACAGACCGCTCCATCCATACTTGTTCTTTCTTTAATTCTTTCTTGTAACCAATTTTTAAACATTACCATTTCTCCTTATCTGCCCAGTAAGCAGCGGACATCTTACCTTTAGCTATGTTCTTACCATGACGAGCTTTAAATGATTTACGTCTAGCTTTTTGTTTATCAGACTCACCTTTCTTTGGTGCACCTGCTGTACTCACGCCTTGTTGTCCAAAACGTATGGTCTTTACTTTATCACCATCTTTTGCAACAACAATATGACTCTTTGTCGGATGTCCTGGTGTGCGCTTTGCTTTATTATAACCAGAAACGCCAGCACTTTTCAACCTTGCATCTTTTTCTTCGACAAATGTCTTAAAACTATCCAAACTCATGTCCCGCTATCCTTTTCATTTGCGCATTAAACTCACCTTGGCCAGGCTTTGTCTTATACAATTTTTTAGTAAGACTGCTATCCTTCTTACCTTTAATTCTATACTTAAATCCTTTTTCTTTATGCTCAGGATCTGTTGTCTTTACAAGTCTTCTCTTATATTGAGCCTCATATGACTCTGGACCCTTAGGTGCATCTGTACCTTCCTTCTGTCCAGGAGTTGCTTTTTTCATAAGCTTTACAGATTCAGGTGTACCATAGTCATACTTATACTCTTTAACTTCTCTTCCCTGTGCTTTATCTCTGTACGCCTTCTTTACTTTATTCTTTGTAATCCTATCAACATCTTTTATTAAGGAAGGTTGCTTTACAATCTTACGAAGTTTTTGTAATAGCGCACCTGGAGTCTTATCATTCATATATAAGTCTGGTAGACCATCAATGGAAACCTTAAAGCTAGTGTCTTCTTTCTTAATAGGTTTTTTTTCTTTATCAAGCATTTGTCTCATCTTAATAAGCTTATCTTTATCAGGCTTATTAATGTTCTTATTTTTCATCTTATCTGCGTAATCAGGAATAACACCTTCTCTTGACAATGCGTGTTTAGCAATGTTGAGTCTATTAGCATCACGATTTCTAAGAGCTCTTATGGCATCAGCTTTCTTTTGAGCATCCTTTGCATCTTTACCCGTAGTCCTAAACATCAACGGCATCTTTTTTGTACTAGGACCAACTAGTCCTCTTTGTACTTTTGCTTTAATCCTCTTTTTCATTGAGAGCTCAGGTATACTTCGGTCTCTATTTAATTGACCAAATAACTTTAAGTTACTACCTGCGAATGTAGATTCTTGTGGACCTCGCTTAGCATCGAGGTAAGCGGCTATCGCCATGTCTCTTTTTTTCTTATCGCTCTTACCCTTAAACTGAGGAGCCTTAGACTTCTTAAAGTCTTTAATGTAAGAACCGATTCCGTCATTTGGATCTAGTGGCATTTACTTTTCTTTCTTGTATGTATGCTGGCCATCAACATGATCGTCAGAATGTGTCATACCTTTTTTATGATAATTCAAATCGCCTAATCCTTTTTTATCATCAGAGTGATGAATTTGTAAGGCTTTGTGTATTTGATGATCACTTCCATGAAAAGACATTGTGCTACCATCTTTATGGTGTTTAACTGTAGCACCTGTATTTTTATTAATATGCTTTGCAAATTTCTTATTATCTGGACCATCACCTTCATCATAGCCATGTTTAATAGTCATAGATGCTTTATTAGATTTGCTATGTTCTTCATTCATTTGCTTTCTTAATTCAAAGAAATCTCTCATTTTTAGCTCCTACTTTGCGTTCATTGCTTTTGTCATTTGAGTGATGACTCTTTTCATATCACTCTTTGGAATTTGAATATGTTTACCCTTACCTCTTCCATAATTAATTTGAAAACTAGGACCTTTTTTACCAGCAAATCTATCAATCTGAAAACCAGTTATGTCATCAGTATACATATTGGTTGCTTCTTCTATTGGCATTTCATCAGGCCATGTAGCTTGTTCAATCTTAGCCATTTCTTGGAGTGCTTCAGTTATTTTATTGAAGTTAAATGGTATCATTTCATGCTCCCTACTTTTTTCTTAGACATAAATTTTGTATCACCTTTATCAATCATACCTTTAATGCCAGCTGCTGGATCAGCTTTACCATGATAGCCATCAGCATACCCAGGTTTTAGTTTCTTAACTTTACCGCCTTTTGCCTTAAAAGCATCGATAGCTTTTTGGTGCGCTGCCTTTTCAGCATCAGACATTGCTTCTTTTTTTACAGGTTTTTTCTTAATTCTTTCACCTGTTGAATAATGATAATCATCAGCTTCTTTTTTTATAAGTCTGTTTGTAGCTTTATCAATACCTGCTACTCGCTTAGCTGCCTTAAATTCAGGCCCACCTTTATACTTTTGATCAGGGTGTCTTCCACCTGCTCTATCAATAGTATCAGCTGTACCTTGTGCTTGGCCTTTATGAAAAACATCTCTTGAAGCTTTGCCGATATAATTTTTAGCAAGTTTCTTTGAGATCTCATTAATACCGTTCATTAATTCATTATGCTCATTTGTTTCTGCATGTTTTTTATACATGTCTTTAACAATATCACTCTTGTGCTCATCAGGATATTTCTTTTTTACAGCATTCATAAAACCGCTAGTGTTACCTTTATATTTTTTACCCATGTCACTTATGTTTTTCTTGACCATAGGATTAACCATGCTGGTTTTTGCTCTAAAAGCTGTGCTTGTGACTCGTGCTTCTTCAACTGATTCTGTTTTCTTTTTCTTATCGGCCATTGATGCATGTGCAGCCTTTTGCTGTGCATAAGAAACATAACCCTCTTTCTTATCTTTCTTTTTACCCTTACCGCTTAAGTCTGAATCAGCACCGTAGTATGTACCCTTACCTTTAGTAATATATGAGTTGACTCTTGCATGTCCCCATTGTTGTGGTGTAGTCCCAGGCCTGTGTCCTGACTTCCATGCAGCCATTCCTCTATTAAATACCTTTTTAAGTGTTCCATAAGATACACCAGACTTTGCTGATTTCTTTTTAAGAGCTTCGTTCTCAAAAAGCTCGTCATATGATTTGAATTTAAGCATTTACTGCACTCCTATTTTTAATTTTTCTTACCTTAGCTCTATCAAGCATTCTGGCATGTTTAATCTTATCTATCATTTTTTCGCGATCTATTTTCTTTTTTGTTACTGCGACAGCATCTTCTCCATACATTTTTCTGTACTTAATAGTATGCTTACTTAATTTCGTTTTTGCTCCCTTATCACCTGGCGCTGGCTTATAGTTTGAATCTTTATCAGGTCCATCACCTGGCTTTTCAGCATACTTCTTGAAGTGTGCCATTCTTCTCTTTTTTGTTTTAGTCTTAACACCTGCATAGTAACCTGCAGGCTGAGATCCTGGAGCGTCTTTAATATCAGGGTCTTGCCTATTTGTCATTTTTTCTACAAGCTCGATATCACTGAGCCACTTACGATATAATTTTCCGTTAGATTCAATAATGACATAATTAGATCCAAGACTGGTAACACTAGCGAGCTCGTCACTGCCCACGACAGTAACATGATCACCAATATTAAACAAGTTTCCTTTAACATATGCCTCTCTTTTCTCAGAGACAGGCTCGAAATGTAACTTATTAAAATAATCTATCTGTTCTTTAAGTCCCATACCTTTTCTTACTTCATTATATACTTTTTTTGCGTCTGCATTCGATACATTCCGTGGCAGCCCCTGTGAGAATTGTGTGAAGTCTCCTTCATTTGCTAGTGATCTCATCTTAGATGCTGACATTCCACTAATATCGTCTGCATCGGGGTCTCTGTCTCCGGCTGAAATTACGTTGATTTTGTTGAAGTTATATAGACCATGTCTACCTTTAACTCCATTATACTTCTTTAACAATGTATTAAACTCGTTTATCCTATCGGATCCTACGACCATTGTTATATTTTTAAATCCATCATTATACATTTCAGTAACTGCATCAAATACGTTCTTTACTTTCTTATTGAGCATTACGCTTCTTGCATGCTTTGGAAAGAACTTACGAACAGTCTTAACTTTATATTTAAAATCCAATGGATTCTTCTTCTTATCCGTAGATTGTGACAGGTAAACCTTATAGGGATTACTGCCAGATTTTTTTGACAACTCATTCATTAACTTTTCATGACCAGTTGTAGGAGGATTCATACGACCAAATGTAAAGAACACTGTCTTCTCTTCCTCTATCAAATAATGTTTAAATGAGTTAATCATTAACCCTTCTTTCTTTGTACTTCTTTCTTACGGACGTCTTTAAACTTTCGTTTAGCTAGTCTCTTAATTCTTTGTTGTAGTGCAGGTTTTTCGAGTCTCTTTTCGATCTCTTTTTTTCTTGCAAAAGTAAGCTCAGCTTTTGGTATTCCTCGAGTTAGCTTCTTTGCAATCTCATTACGAGCCTGCCTCATTGATCTTTTTTCTAATGTCTTCTTATTAGCCATCTTTCTTGAAGCACGCTTTCTGCCTATTGCAATACGAGTCTTCATGCGCTTCATTAACCTTGAGCGTTTCATACGTTGTTGCATGTTTAGCGCTTCGTCTACATCATCTTTAATTACGACATGCGTATTTACTGGTTTACCTTTTACTTTTGTTGCACCTTTTCCAGTATTTGTATATACCTTTCCACCATGTTTTTTTGCATGTGCATGGGCATCATCTTTAGTATCAAAATAAGTATATTTGTCTTCATTAATTGGTGGCATCTCATCTGGCCAAGTAGCTTCAATACTTTCTTTTTTAATACCTCTGCCAAGGGCTGTTAGATTAATATCAAGTCGACCATACTTTCCATACATAGAACCCGGTCCTCCTAGATCCTTTACAAATTGTTTAGCATTATTTTCACTTTTGAAGTATGCTGTAATATCATTTTCTGGATATGCTACACCTTTATTCTTTTTCAAGCTTGAAAAGACAAGTTCTGATTGAGAATCATTAAGGCGATCTAAATACTCATCATCAATCATAACATAAGCCTTGTAGTTTTTACTGTCATTTCCTAACTCATTATCAATTAATCTTTTGTTTTTTCTCATCACTTTTACAATAGGTAACATTTTTTCATTAATTGACATGTCTTCTTTTATTTTACCACCACCTAAATGATTATCAACATACTTTTGTAATTTTTTAGGATCCGGATGAGATATAGTAACGTTATCTCCAGTTACTCCTGAACTGTGTTTCACAACTTTCATACCAGCTCTTTTTGCATGTGAATGGCCAATAAATGAGTCAGTCTTATGTGTTGCTTCTTTCATCAAACCGTTTAAGCTTTCCTTAGGATACATTCTAAATACTTTAGCACGAGCTTTATCGATATACTTTTTCTTATTACGTTCGTAATCACCAGAATTTTTTGCTAGTGTTCTAGCATGTTTAGTTATGTCAGATGGCTTAGTTGGCTTAAGAACCGAAGCTTCTTTGTTAATAACTTCTTTGTCAACCCTGACCATACGTACGCCGACCTTACCGTCAGGTTTAAGATATTTTTCTGGTTTACGATCAGCTGATTGAACTGAAGAGTTGACAGCCTTCTTAATGTCACCAGCACCTGGTGCATCATGAGTTGCAACTTTCATTCGCATATGTTTGGAAGTACCCTTTGGACCTTTTACAGGTATCTTAAGGTTTTTAAGATTTTTATCTGTCTTCATAGACAGTTCATTTACTAAGTCGTAAAATGATTTGAGTTGAGCCATTAGTTCCTCCCCGGCTTGTCCCATCCTTTTATAATTTCTGGTGAAAAGTTGGCGTATGAGAACTCCATACGGTCAACAATTTTCACAGCATCACCACCAAGTTTGTCAATGGCGACATAACCTTCTTGACCCGTTACCTTATACCCATCGCGAGTCTTAAGAAAAGTTTGCGCACCATTTAACCTATTAAGTATATTTATAATTTTTAATTTTGCAAGAACGATAGATTTTTGTAAATCGAACATCATTTGTAAACTAATTTTGTTTTGTGGTGAAAAGAATTGTAGTACATCATCTAATTTTTTCTGCTGAGCGGTCTTACCTTTTTCGCTCTTTCTTTTATCTATCTCTTTTTGAAACTTCTGTTTGATGTGCGCGATGAGCTTATCAACGTGGGTCTTGGTGTTACCAATGACTTCACCTTTTCGTACATAAGTATTATTAAATGTTTCAATAAGTTGAGCAAGGTTACTATTATTTTCCAATGTACGAAGTGTAGTACTAGAGATCTTATTAAATATCCTACCGCAGTTACTGAGATGTACATTGACTTCCTCTGTATCTTTCTTAGTCATGGTAAACTGTGTCATGTCTCTTAACATCGCATCCTGTGACCATACGTTCTTAGAGTTTCTGAACTTTGTTGTATCAACTCCATATGAGGCTTTCATTGTCTCGAATGAGCTTCCAGTATATGTTGTGTGCCACACTACTCCAATCTTTGCAGCCTTGACTTTCTTTGCAGCCTCAGTACCTGAAGGAACTGCATAAACTATTGTATTAGGATGAAAGGTAACATACATCTTTCCCTTCAACTTCTTAGTCTTAATCTCGCTTGAATCAAATAAGAAGTCACCTTGTACGACACCCTTAATGCCAAGCTCAGGCAAATACTTTAATGCGGCCTTAAGTTTAGAATTAAGATCACCGCTAGTGTCGTCATCGATATCAGAGTCAGTTTTATATACCTTTGGCGTGGCGTTGAAGATACCCTTCTTAGCAACAAAAAATTTATTGTCACGAGGATCAATACCAGCGAAAACAGCGGGTGCACCGTCCCACTTAACACTAACGTTTCCATCTTTAACTCCTGCTACCATGTCACGTAATGATCTTAGTGCAAGTATGGCCTGTCTTGTGCCATCCACTCCGCCGTATAAGACCTTGTCTTCAATGTGAGTCATGTGAGTATTCTTTTGCTCAGAAATAAATTCTAAAAATCTCATCATATGTTCCTCGACTTATCATTTATAATTTTTTTAGATATACCTCCGATTGGATATATAAATGATCTAACATCATTTATTCCAAATGCAGCTTTGCCAGTTTCTTTTCTTATATAATACACCGGCTCATATATTCCAGTAGGCTTAGGCGTGTCATGTAATAATGTAATACCTTGACCTCTTAGTTCAAATATAGGTATGTTTTGTTTTTTTCTATTTAAGTTTTTATAACTTAATACACCAGAAAATAAACCATCTACATTTTGATTACTTCGGCCTCTACCTTTTTTATAATCCCTTCCAAGTAAACCTTTTTGCCAAACTTGGTCATCATTTACAGTTCTCCATATCTCATGACCAGTTTTAAACTTACCACCAAACTGTGCATAATATTTTTGAGCATCAGCTATAAACTTATTTAAGTCTTTACTATTTGGATTAAATTTTTTAGCTTCAGGCATTCCACCATATTGTTGAAATGCAACTTTATTTCCTTTATAATCTTTATGTGAAATAAAAAATACGTCATTTCCCTGATAAGTATAGTTAAAGTCAGATTTTGGAGTACCTTTTTCAGTTCTCATTCCATCAACTTTTTCAACTCTACTTCCAACTTTAAGATATATAAAGGGAACTGATTCTGATACTATAAGTTTTTGAAGAGCTTCATGAGCTTTTTCAAGTTCTCGATCTTCAACTGCGGTAAACTTTCCTTTTGGTGCTCCACCGAACTCAGGCGTTTTAACAAAGTCGCTTAGAGCATATTGACCAAACTTAAAAGTACGTAGTGCTTTTCTATCTTTGTCATTAAATATTTTTTCTAGTGCAGGTAAATCAACGTCTGAAGATTTAATTATAACACTTTTGCCTGTACTTGTAATAAACGGATCTTCACCTTTAATCTTATTAACTAATATAGTTTTTCTAGGAATCTTTTTTGTTAACTTATCATTACCTCTAGCATCAATGATATCTTTCATTGCATCTAAATTACCATACTGCTTATAATCCACAGCAGCCTCCATCATAGAAATGTATTTTTTTAATCTTAACATGATTCTATTTATAATAGTTTAGAGTCTAAAAAAAGCGCCGTATGGCGCATTAATTAGATTAAGATTTTTTAAGATTTATTTTTAACAGGAGCTTTTCCCTTACCTGACAAATATTGTGGGATCGGTGGTGGCTTAAAATGTTTGTTTAAAAATTTTTCTATGATAGCAGATAACCAATCCACGTTAAGCCCCTTTTAATTAATAGTATACTATTATGTATTAACGACCACGTCTCTTGAATGTTACAGTTTTATTAAACTTTTTCTTTTGAAAACTTTTTTTTCTATCATTTTCTCTATGGTTAGGATCGTATTGCTCAAATCCTCTTAATCCATTTTCTTTCGCCCATGCTGCGATCATTTCTGGTGTATGTTTTCTCATTTTTTAAAATTTACCGTGTATACCTTTCCTTCGTATCCGAAAGTGATTGATGAATGAGAGTAGACTGTTCTAGACTCTTCTTTATAACGCGTTTGATTGCTGCAGTATGTCTTAACATTGCCACTAGCCCCACTATTTGAATGACCAAGCATGCCACCAATAATAGCTCCGATTGCACCACCATCTTTTTCTCCTTTAATGTTGTTGCCTAAAATTCCACCAATGATAGCTCCTTTAATTGCATCACTGGTCTTGTCACCCGATGTGACTTGATCTCTACAAACTTCAACCGTGTACGGCTTTTGGCTTATAACTGTTTTATAATGATCTTGTATATCAGCATTACTAGCTGCATCTACTTTATTTGAAACGATGAGGGCTGCGGCCAAAGCCATTCCTCCCCACCATATAAAATTTTTAGTTTTTTCAGTCATTACTTTAACTTCCATAATATATACTCATCACCATTTGCTTTCATAGTAATGGCAGGAACACCAGATGGCTTTGTCTTACCAACATACTCCCATTTATATCCATCTTTCATCTGCTGGTTAGCAGTTTCTCTAAACTCTTGAGTGTTTATGCTAAACATCGCGAGCACTAGTACTAGTATACCCATTATTTCTCTCCTTCTACTTTACATATTGGGGTTGTTTGAATTCCGTCAGTATAGTCTCTACTCGAATATTTACGAGTTACAATTTCTTTCACTAACATGCCGTTTTTAACTCTCATAGTCGTGAGCTCTCTAGACAGGACACCGTCGCTGTCTAGGAGATCAAATGCTCTTTTTAAAGGACCGTCAGTCATTATGCCATTTCCGCATACTTGATTGCTGTAGTTAAAGCATTTCTTTTCTTAAGTTGATTGCCACCAAACCAAGATGAGTACAACCTGTTGTCAGCATT